ATATAATCTCGTTCTGTCTCGGCAACAACGAGACACAAAGCAAGACAGTGGTGGCTGTAGCTCAGTTGGTAGAGTCCAGGATTGTGATTCCTGTTGTCGTGGGTTCGAGTCCCATCAGCCACCCCAATAATTCCTTCAGATTCAACAAGTTGCGCGAATCTGGATTTTTCGGATAGTGAAATTTCCAACGAATTTACGGATTTTCCAACGAGCCGAAGTTAAAAAGCCACCCTTGAGGTGGCTTTTTTGTTTCGTAGCGACAACAGCAGCATGGTTTACAGCGCCTTCATGAGTTCTATCTCGGCGGCTGCGCGCGTCACCGCGAGGCGGGCCGCTGCGGCAGGGTCGTCGCCAACTAGCTCAGACCAGTTACCGTCCGCAAAAACCGCTGCCTCGCCCTCCCACTCAATGTCGATACGCAGCCGAGCTGATAGGTTCAGCATGTCGTCGCTATGCATGATCGAGTTCCAGCCGTAGACGACCGAACCGTCGGCGAAGTGCAGGTTCACCCAGTTCTCGCCCTCGACCACCTCGATACGGATGGCGCCGATGGCGCGCGCGGCCAGCTCGAGCAGCTTCAGGTGGCCTTCCGGGATGCCGGCGCCACGCGGCCCGACTGGCAGACCATCCGCATCATCGTCATCGCTCGGCTGCCATTGTCCGTCCTGCCACTCGCCCCGCCTGAAGGTGTTCCCGTCCGTGCTCATCCCTGCCTCATCATGATGTTTTCGGCCGTCGATTGTAGCGCGGGCCTGCTCAGGCGTACGGGCATATACCTTTGCTTGGCGCCACTCGAGCGCCGGACCCCGGCATCAGTATTGCGTGCGCTCACAAACATTCCATCGGGCCGCGGCACCATGACGGCATGACACCGCGCACCGACTTTATTACTGCCAGCCGGGTGGACCTGACCTTGAGCCTTCTCCCGGCCATGACCTGGCTGGAAGCTTCCTGCATGCTTGCGCTCAGCGGAGTGCCGGCAGAGGTGGCGGCGCGGGTGCTGGCCCTGCCGGAGGCTCGGCGGGCAGTGGCGTGAGGATACGGCCAGTGTCGTCCGTGCTCAGGATGTGCACCTCGCCAGCCGGCGTGTGGGCGTGAAAATCAATCATGGCACCGGCCCGAAGAAGCCATGGGTGCGGATCCAGTTCTGCAACCCGTCCACCTTTGCGCCCAGCCGCGCTACTTCGCGGTCAGCGTCCTCGACGAGGTCTCGAAGACCCTGCTCAACCGCTGCTGGTAGCTCGACAGTTTCGACAGCTCCGGCTGCATCAGTTCGGCCGGCGCCTGCGGCTTCTCCGCCTGGGGCAGCGGGACATACTCGAGCTGGGACTGTGATGCGCAGCCGCTGCTGATCAGCAGCAGCACGCTCAGCAGTAATGCGGTCATCGGCTTCATGGAGTTTCCTTTCGTAGTTAGCAATGGTGGTGCGGGCGGCGGCCAGGTCCTGCTGGCGCGTCTTTTCGTTTTCGGCGATGGCGGCCGCGACAGCGCGCGTCTGCGCGCCGGCCCTCACGAGCTTGTCGCGGTCCCAGTCCGCCTGGACGCCGGCGGCGCCGAAGTGGTGGCCACCGGCCGCCGCCAGCACCAGCAGCGCGATCATCACCAGGGTGCCAGCCAGGAACTGTTCGAGGCGGCTCATTTCGTCACCGCCGGCAGTTGGTCGTAGAAGGCTAGGTTCCGCGTCCGGATGATGCTCTGCAGCTTCGCCGCGTACTCCGGATCGGTGGCATAGCCGGCGGCCTGCAGCGCGCACGCCCAGCCATACCCGGTTGTTTCCTTGAAGCACGGCGCATAGCGTGGGTTTTTCAGCAGGAACTGCCCGTGGTCGATCATGCTCTCGGCATAGCTGGTATAGGCGCGAAACTTGTCGGTCAGGCTGACGTCCTTGCCGCCCAGGTGCTCGGTTGTGCGGAAGCTTACGGTCGGGCCAGTCCAGTTGGGGTCAGCCTTGATGCCGAACAGGTTGTTGCCCAGGGCGCGAGCGCCCCAACTGGATTCGAGTGCGGCCTGCGCGAGCGTGATCGATGCCGGGATGCCGGTCTTGCGCTGGCAGGCCTGCGCCGCGCCAGCGAGCATGCTGATGAAAGAGGTCGGCGGCATCAGGCAGCCTTGGCCTTCCCGGCAGCGCGCGCAGCGTGCACGATGTTGTAGACGACGAGGGCCAGGCCGACCGCGCGGAACACGTTCGCGGGCAGGTACGGCGCCAGGTCTGGCAGGTTGTCGCGCACGCCGGCGATGATCTGGTCGGCGAACGGGTACACGGCCAGCAGCACAGCATTCAGCCACACCGTAAACGAGTGCCGGGCGGCGCGCAGGTGATCCAGAAGCTTTTTCATTCAGGTTGTTCCTTTCCGTGGATGAGGCGCTGCACGGTCTTGGTCTCGTAGATCCGGATCATGGACCAGACGAGGGACGCGGCAGCGGCCATGTGGGGGAACCACCCGACGAGGGTGGCCAATGCGGTGCCGATCGATGCGGCGTCAATGCAGTGCTTCAGATCGCCCATGTCCGGACCTTCATGTTGTAGTTGGAAAAAGTGATCACGTCGCGGTCGCGTAGGTCAGTTCGACTTCATAAGAGAACGTCATGCCGACCGCCAGAGCCGGGAACACGTCGAAAACGCTGATGACCGACGCGATCGCGTTCATCTTCATCGGGCTCCAGCCGTTGTTCACCACTGCGGCGCCGCCGCCGCTGGGCTCGATGAGGACGTTGCCAGTCAAGCTCCCGGCCTCCTGCGCCTGGAACGGCAGCTGTGCGTCGCAGAAGAATTTGTCGGCGCCGGCCGTTGCCGTGCTGACGGTCATCGTGCCCTTGCACTTGATGATCACCTCGCGTCCGATCTTCGTTGCCGTGTTCTTCTCGCTGTTCAGCGTGAACGGAAATGCGCCACCGGTCCGCCAAGGGACTGCGAATGCGTCGACTTCGTGGTAGTCGTCCAGGCAACGCACGTCGGCACGGCGAGGGTCGCTCGGGTCGAGGTCGCGGAAATGAAATACGCCACCGAAAACTCCGCGGTCGGCGTACATCCCGCCCAGCTCACCGTTACGGTTTCCAGCCCTGATAAGCATTCCTCGGGTGCCGAGATTCGCACCGAAGTTCTTGACCAGGCTGGGCACGTCAGCGGTCGGGTCGTTCTTCCAGCTGGGCTCCCAGAACAGCGTGCCCTTTGCGTCGGCCGTGCACAGGACGCGGTCGTTGTCGTCGCCGGTGCCGCCGAAGTTCGGGCGATTGAATTCGACACTCGTTCCGGAGAGCTGCAGAATGTCGCGCTGGTACGGGTTGTTGCAGTTGAATTCGAGGCCGTCGAAGTGCAGGTTGTCGGCGCCGCCGGTGCCGGCATGAGTCTGCGAGTCGATGACGAGCTGATAGCTGGCCTGATAGTCAGCGGTCCAGGCAATGTAAGAACCGGCGCCACCGATCAAGAAGGCGCGGTTGCCGGCGATGCTGTACCCGGAAACATCGGATGTGATGCCGTCGTAGTTGTTCTCGAAGTGGATCTTCCCGAACCGGATGGCCCGCACGGTGCTGACGTCGACGCGATAGATGTACAGGCCGGCCTGACGATTGCTTTCGATGACGGTATCGCCCATGCTCGCGCCGATAGCGTCGCGGATCATCGCGCCCCACTCGTTCTGACGGATCGCGCCGCCAGAGCTGAAGAACACCGTGTTGCCGATTTCGGGGATGTCGGGCACGTTGGGGTGCATGTAGCCCTTGGCCTGGAATTCCGACACCAGGAAGCCCATCTTGGTTGCGCCGAGGCGCGCCACGCGGCGGTGCACGTTCGCGTTCGCGGCGGCCGGCATGACGTGGCAGTACTGGAAGTCCTGCAAGGTCACGTTCTCGATGATTGTGCCGGCGCAGTCCTCGATGAGGCCGTATTGGTGGGCGCCCCGCGCGGTGTCGATGACCACGGCATTGCGAAGACCAGAGCCTTGCGCGGCCGCGCCGGTCTCGGTGCCCTTGAAGCGGATCACCCAGGTGGCGTCCGGCGCAGGGAATAGGCGCACGCCCACCTTTGTCACGTCGGTGATGCGCTCGTACGTATAGCCGCCCGTCTCGCCTTCAAAGACAATGCGTGGGTTGGTGCACTCGTAATTTTTGAGCATGTAGCTGCCGTTCGGGATGCGAACGCGGCAGCCGCCGTGCGTGGCGGCGTGGGCTTCGGCCTTCTTGAAGGCGACAGTACTGTCCGTCGCGCCGGTCGGGTCGGCGCCGAAGTCCACGACGCTGACGCGCTCGCTCATCTTGTCGAGCGCCGTGCGGACGGCGGCGCCGATCGCGTTGCGCAGGAAGCCCATCAGGGCTGCGCCGGAGCCGGCCGCCAAAGTGGCCAGCTTGGCGTACAGGCCCAGAGTCGGTTGCAGCGAAATGAGGTTCGATGCGCCGCTGACCTCGTCCACCGGGAATCCGGGCTGCGTGACTCCTACCGCATTCTTGAGTACGAATTTGTAGCTCTTGGCCGGATCCAGCCAGATCGTGCACGAGCCCGTGGCATCCAGAGGGATGGCTGGCTCGTTCTTGATCGTCAGGGCTTGGTCCTGGTAGGTCGCTACGGGGGTGGTGGTGCCAGCCAGGTAGGTGTACAGCTTGCCGCCGGCCAGCGGCTTGCCGAGCGTGTCCAAAAACTGGTTACGGGGGATGGTCGCGATGACGCCAGTCATGTGTGGCCTTCGTTATTGCCCGGTCTGTGCCGGGCGCGGACATAAAAAAAGCCCGCCGGGTCAGGGCGGGCTGCTGGTACTGCTGAAACTTCTACTGCCTGGGCAGCTGCTGCACTGCCGGCACCGACGGTATCGTCAAGCCGGCGCCGATCTCGCCGCCCAGCACGCCGACGCCGTTCGACAGCAGCATGTTGCGGGTGTTGATGCTCTGGATCAGCGGCGCCAGGCTGTTCAGGGTCTGCGCGCCTTCGCCGCCGCGGGACAGCAGCATGTTGCCCATCTGATCGCGCACCGTCTGCGGCAGCGCGACGCGGTTCCAAGCCTTCTTGCCGGAGGCGAGCGCCGAGAGGAGGTTGCCGGTCTTGGCAGCGCCCACCGCGCCGCCGACGTCCGACATCGCCGACATGCCGAGGTCTTCTGCGCCAGCCAGACGCGCTGCGGTCTGCGAGCCGACGCCGACGCTCTGGATCTGCTTGAGCCGCGCCTCGCGCGCCACGTCCGCCGCGAACTGGCGGTAGGTGCGCTCGGTGCCGAAGATCGCCTGCAGCTTCTCCTGCGTTGCTGGCTCCTTCCACATGTTCATGATGTTGGTCTGGCCGCCCTGTGTGCCCAACTTGTTGCGTAGGCCCTCGAAGGCACCAATCCGGAACGCCTGCTGTTCGTTGTCGGACATGTTGCGCAACGTGCTCAGGATGTTCGACTCATCCCGGTTGATCGCCAGGCGGCCGGCGTTCGCCGCGTCGATCAGTGCGGATGGGGCTGCGAATGCCTCCCGGGCCTGCCGGTACAGCGACGTGCCGGTCTGCCGGGCGGTGGTTGCCGCGTCGAGCGCATCCACCAGCTCGTTCTTCAACGTAAGGTAGGCATTGCCGAGCGGTTTTAGAGTACCGTCAGGATGGACCGCCTTGCTGCTGGCCAGCATCTGGTCCAGTCCCTGTTTCACATGGTCGAGGTCGCCCATATTCCATTGGGCCGGCTGTTGGGCGTCGAGGCTGAAGGGCGTCCTGCGCGCCGTTGCGATTTCCCGGCCCAGCCTGACGGCGCCCAGCTCGTCGGCGTGCTGAACGATGTCGGACAGCGCTGCGCTCGGGGTGATGTCGATCTGGCGCAGCTGGTTGTACAGCGGTCCCGAATCCCGCTGGCGGCGCGTGATCAGCGATTCGACGGTGCTGTCCAGGCGCTGCCCTTGGGTGCCGAGCGCCTGCTCGGCGGCGTCGCGCATCCGGTCACCCACGCCGGCGGTGCGCTGGTGTTGCAGGTTGGTGACGGCCTCCTTCGTGCGCCCAGGCAGGGTGGCCAGGGTGTCGAGCAGCTGGTTGGTATTCTTGCCGCCGGCATCGGCTAGCACCGCCTCGTCGCCCAACTTGCCGAAGCGCGCCACCACCTGCGTGAGCGGGTTGATAGCACCGCTGGTGGCCAGGGTGCCCCGCGCATCGCGCGCCAGCGCCTCGGCGATCTTCTGCTGTGCGAACTCGGCCGCCGCCGTGCCAGACAGGCGCTGCTTCACGTTGCGGCTGACCGCGGCGATGCCGGCACCGACAGGCGATGACACGCCGCCGAATGCTGCGCCCGACCCGGCGCCGGCCGCACCGTCGACGAGCATGCCGCCGAGCGTGTCCGCAGTCGAACTGGCGGTGCCCGTCACCCCGCCATACACGGCGCCAACGGCTGCGGCCTGGCCAGCGCGCGGCAAAACACCGACCACGCCTTTCGCGCCGGCCGCGGTGCGCAGCGTTGCCGGCAGTAGGCCGCCGATCGGGAGCGTCGCAACGATTTGGCCGCCGACCTCGCCGGCACCGTTGGCGATGGGACTCGCTGCCTTGTAGGGAGCGTTTTCAGCGTCGAGCCGGGCTTTTCCAGCGTCCGCATCATCTACCAGCCACTGTCCGGCGCGGCCAATAAGCGATCCAGGCTTTTTGCCGGCAATCACGGTGGACAAGGTGGGCGCCGACGTTGCGCCATCAAGCGCCACCAGCCCCTTGCCGGCGAAGCGCTGCGCGCCCAGCACCAGCTTGCCGAAGCCAGTGCCGGCGCCGGCCGCCAGCCCCTTCACGCCGTCCACGAGCAGGTTGCCGTCGGAGGTGCTGCTGGCTGGCGCGGCCGGCTTGCCGGACAGGTGGCCGACGATGTCTTCCGGCTTGTAGCCGGCCGTCGTCGCGGCCTTGATCTTGTCGGCGTATTCCGGCGAGGCCGACAGGTGGCTCGCGATCTCGGCGTCGCTGTAACCGGCCGCCTTCGCCTGGGCAATCTTGTCTTGAATCGTGCTCATGGATTAATGCCCGAAAATGTCGGTAAGCGATGGCTTTGCTGCTGGCAGCACGCCAGGCGTTCTGGCTGGAGCCATCGGTGCCGGTGTTCCCTGCGGCAAGAATGCCGCGTGCCCGGCGTTGTTGAGCAGGCCCTGGACCGCCAACTTGCGGTTGGCCGCCTTCTGCTGGAGCACGGCCGCGCTGTCACCGGTCTGCGGGAAGTACTGCTTCTTCGCGTTGTCGAACTCGCCGGCGCCGATCGCTGCGCCGGATTCCTGGCGCAGTACGGCGTTGATGAAATCGCGCTGCGCCTGATCGGCACGCTGGCTGGCATCGCTCAGCTTGTTATTCGCTGCGGTTCCGAGCGCGCCACCAACGAGCCAAACATCGGACAGCGAATTCTTGGCATTGATGCCGGCCGGGCTGTACTGGCCTTCCAGTTCGCCTAGGATCTTGTCGGCCTGCTGCGCGCGCGCGCCGAACGCCGCGGACTTGCCCTGGAACTCGGTCGGGGCCTTGTTGCTCTGGTCGGCCGGGCCGCCCGGGATCGCGACAAGCGTGCCGTCGGCATTCGCGCGGTAGCCGGCCGGCACTTTCCCTTGGGCCAGCTGCTCGCGGGTCCGCGCATCCGTCATGTTCTGGCCGCGCTGGGTTGTCGCATTCGTCGCCGCATTGTTTGCGCGCGAGGTGGCGTTGGCCGCTACCGTGTTGGCGTCGGGCGTCGTGTACTTCAACTGATCCAACGTCGACATGGTTTCTTGCTGTTTCTGCGCCAGCCATGCGGACAGTTGAGCCGGATCTCGCGGAATTTGGGCGAGCGAACTGGCAACATGCTCTTTCGGGATGACCCCGATGTCCCCCAGGTGCTGGATCGTGCTTGCCACGTACTGCGGCGTTACGCCGGGCATGCCACGCATCGCCCCCAGTGCTTGGCCCACTGCCTCGGCCTGTTTCATGTGCGTGTCCTGCTCATCTTTTCGCGCGCCCGCATTGGCCTTGCTCGCGTCCGCACCGATCTTCTGGCGGTTCAGAAAACCAGTTTCCAGCTTGTCGGCTTCGTCAAAATATCCTGCATTCCTGAGGGTGCTGATACGCTGGTCATCGGTCGTCCCCGAAGGAAGCGACTGCACCAAGCCCAGCAGTCGGTTTTGACGCCCGACGCCCCGCTGGTATTCGTCCAGCTTGGCCTGCCCGAGCTGGTTCTGTTGCTGGGCGCCCTGCACCTGCAGCATCTGCGCGAGCGCGTTGACAGGGGATTCGACCTGGACCGGCTTGATACCGAGGGCGATAGAGGGATCGATTGCCATTAATTGGTCCATCCATTCTGCGAGTTCATCGACGCAATCGGGTCGGAACTACGGTTGGCGATATTCAGCTGGTTCTGGCGATTGAGCATGCTCATCAGCTGGTTCTGCTGATACATGCCGTAGCCCTGGCTCAATCCGTTATTGATGGCATTCGCTGTGCCAACATAGCCTGACGCGCGCGCGTTACCGGCGCCGGTGATGTTCTGGCCGGCCGTCGATGCGTAGTTGCCAAGGGTGGTGCTCGCACTGTTCGCGTAGTTCTGCCCAGCGGCTCCAAGGGCGCCCGATGCCGTTTGCGCCGAGCCAGCGAGCGACAGGAGCGGATTCATCTTGTTCGTGCGGTTCGTCTGGAACCGGTCGAATGCGGCCTGATAGTCCTGCGAGGCCAGGCCTTGCGAGAAGCGGGCCGTGTCCTTGAGTGCCGCGCCCGACAGCAGGCCGCCGCGCGCCGCCGCGCTGCGCTCCAGCGCTTGCTGGCCCTGGTCCATGCGGAACTGGTAGCCCGGGTCGGACTGAAAGTCCGCCGTGCTGAAGTCTTTCATCAGCGAGCCATTGTCGGCGCCGCCGGTGGACAGCCCCAGTAGTTGCATCAGCCGGTTACGCGAGGTATTACCGGCGTCGATTGCCGGCTGCTGCAGCTCGACGTTCTTGTTGAACATGTCGCGCTGCAGGGCTACCTGCTGGTCGCTGGTATCTTTGGCCAAGGCGTTCGCATCACGTGCAGCCTGCTCCTGTGCGTTCGCAGCCTTGTTGGCCGATACGGTGCTGGAGATGACCCCAGCGGCGGCAATCCCAGCTCCTACCCATGCAACTGACATTTTTATTCTCCTTCGCTTTTGATGGTGAGGTAGCCGGCGGCCTCGTAACTGTTCCAGGCGATCGCGTCTTCGATTTCGTCGATGTCGGTTTCGTCGGTCCGGAAGACGTTGATGAATACAGTGTCCTCGTGGGCGTAGCCGACTTTTTGAAGACCGGCCGGCGAGACCACGGTATAGCCGGCGCCGACACGCGCAGATCCGGTTTCGGTGACGACACTTATGTCGCCCTGCGCGACGATGTTTATGCAGTCGAGCTTGTGGATCTTGCCCACAATGAGCGAGCCTTTGGGGATGAACAGCTTGCGCATGTACATCCCGTCCTTGATGGTGTGCTCAACGTGGAACTCGCGCTTCTCTCCAGGCATCGCAAGCATCGTTTGTGTGAGCCGCATGATCCAGGCACGAACGGCCGCAGGATCGGCTCCGGGAACGACGATCTTTCCAGTTTCTGCATCGAGCGTTATCAGCGGCGCGGCCGGGACCGGGACCTCGAAGCCCTTGCCGTAGGTGACTGTCATCATGGGTTCGTCTCGTAGGCCGAAACGACGATGTCGACCGCGGCGGCCGCATCCGCGTTGCCAACCAGCGCGCCGCCGGCCTCGATCGTCTGCGCCAGGGCGCCGTGCACCACACGCGTTTCGCCGGCGCCGACCACCATGCCGAAGGCCACGTTGCGCGCAGTGCCGCCGGCGGGCCGGATCGCGAGCGTGACGTTGCGCGCCGCCGCGGTCTTGTTGGTGACCGAGCACGCCGAGATCGTCGTTTTCGTATTCGCCGGCGTGGTGTACAGGTCGGCGGCCACCGCGGCCAGCTCGGCCGTGGCGATTTGTTTAGGAAGTCGTTGCATGGTTAAACCACCGAGGTAATGATGCCGTTGGAGACAGTCACCGTCTTGCCGGTGAAGCTGCCTGTGAAGTTGGTGCCGACGTTCTGCGCGGCCATCGTGCCCAGGCCGGACACCTGGCCGGCGGTGACCGCGATCGGAACGCTCTGCGCCAGGACCAGCCGGCCCTGCTGGTCGACGGTGAATTTCGCCACGTTGGCGGCGTCGCCATAGCTCCCCGGCGCGACGGTCGTGTCCTGCAGCGCGAAGCTGTAATCGACCAGGCCCAGCGCGGTACCGGCGCGGTACGGCGCCGGCTGCTGCACCAGGTCAGCGCCCGTTCCCGGAATAGCGGGAACAGGCTGCTGGACCATTTCGGCCAGCATCTCGCCGCCCGGCTGATGCTGGCCCACGTCCGGCGCGGCGCTGGGTGCCATGGGTTCCGGTGGCGCGAAGACGTCAGCGCCCACGTCGCCCATGGTGCCGCCCACGCGCGCCACCAGCACCTCGAGCATGCGCAGGGCTTCCGGCGTCAGCGTGCCATCCGCATTGCACCAGCGGATGCGCGCCGGGAATAGGTTCAGGACGCTCATGCCGACCCCGCCTCACCGTCGACCACCGCGCCGAACACGGCGAATTTGACCGGATCGGTCATGCTGATCTCCCAGACCCGATTCCGGCCCGAGCCAAGGCGGTTGAACTTCGCGCGCGCACCGTACTGGCCAGCGCCGCCGATCGTGGCCGTGCGCTCCGGGCTCCACGTGTGGCCGCCGTCGCTGGAGTAGCGCAGCATCAGCAGCGGCGCCTCACCCTGGCCGTTATCCACACCCACGCCGGTTTCCATGTCCACCTGCAGGCCGCTGAAGAACATGCGCTGCTGGAGCGCCTCGCTGGACGTCGTGCGGCGCTGCCGCAGAATCGGTGCGCCGTCGTCGGTGTAGGTATCCAGGTCCAGCGCGTACACGTTGCCGTTCTCGAAGTCGCCCAGCAGATGCTCGCCGTTGGCGAACACATGGCAGCTCGGCCGCCACTGGGTCAGCTGCCCGCTGTCCGGATCCCGCCAGGCGCGCTCGTGCCACAGCTGGGTCGCGGCGTCGTAGCACCAGGTCGCTCCCGCCGTCGGAAAGGTGAGCACGTAGAAGATGTGCCCTTCCTGCTGGTAAGTGAACGAGAACGCGTCGGCGATCGTCGGGTAGCTGTCGATCGCGCGCTCGATCGCGTGCGTCGAGATGCGGATCGGCGTGTACCCATCCGCGCGCCAGACGATGCCGGCGCCTTTGTCGTCGGCGCCAAGCCAGAACACGGTGTTGTCTGCCTTGGCTACCGTGCCGGCCGCGGCGCAGCCGTGTTCGATGAACACGTTGCCGCTGCGTTGGAATGGAAAGTCGGCGTTGCCCGTGTTCGTCCACACTTCGGCTGTCTGCTCGCCGTACAGCCACACCTCGCGGTGGTCGCTGATGATCGCGATGGTGTTGTCCGGTGCGCCCTCGGCCGAGGCGAAGTCCAGGCCGTTCCACTGAGAGCCGTCGTTCGGCACCTCATTCATGTAGAACTTGCCGGTGCCGTCACCGGTAACCAGGAACCAGCCGTCCTGGTACGTGGCCCGGGTGACGCCGCTGGGGAAGTCTGGGTCGGTGATCGCGGTCAGTGTCGAGGTCTTCACGTCGATCAGCCAGCCGTGCACGCCGTCGACAATCAGGATCTGGCTGCCATTCGACGCTATGCCCACCTCGCCGGTGTAGGTGCCGATCTCGCCCAGGGCCAGCTGCTGGTAGTCGCTATCCACGCGGTAGACCGTATTGCCGGCCACCCACCAGGTGTACGCGCCTTCCTTGAAGCCGATGCGCACCGGCGCGGTCGGGAAGGTCAGCTTACGCACCGTTCCGGGCGTTCCATACAGCGCGATCGGCGCGCGCGGGCTGGCGTTGTCCAGCTCGACGTAGCAGTTCAGCGTGCGCTGGGCGTCGGCGTTCAGGCTTCGCGCCTGGTAGGACGGGCCGACGAACGGTAGTTTCGTGCGCATCAGTCCCTCACTTCGAAGCAAATAGGCGCCGACTCGATCGCGTACTCGATTGCGGCAGCGCGTTTGGATTGCCAGCGCGTTGCGATCGTCTGGGCCCGGGCGTCCGGTGTGTCGAACTTCAGCACGAGCTCGTTGGCCACGCCGTAGCCCAGGGCATTCAGCATGAACTGCGGCACGTCAGGCTGGGTGGTGCCGTCTGCGTCGGTGACGATGCGCTGGTACTGCAGCGTCACGGCCGGATCGGAATCCGGTACCGGCCAGAGGGAAAGCGTCTGGTCCGGGCCGATGTAGAAATGCGTCGGCATGCCGGCAGCGCTGCTGCGATCGGCCAGCTGGATCCAGCGCGCGTGGGGCATCTGGGTCAGCGGCGACTTCTTGCCGTCAACCAGTCGCCAGGCCACCGGAGCGCTGAAGTAGTCATCAGGCAGCGGGATGGCTTGGCCAGCCGTCCAGGCCAGCGCGACCTCGGCGGAGAGCTTCGGCCACGCATAGCCGGCCAGCGGCAGTTCTTTCAGCACTGCGTCGAGCGCGCGCAGGGCGAGCTGCAGATCGTCACCGCTGGCCGCCTCGCCGGCGCCGACGACGCCAAGGTGCTCGAGCGCGTCGTTGCACACGTCGGCCGCGGCGAGGGTCCAGGCGGTCGACATTTACGCTGCCTCGGACGTGAACGAGTAGCGCGGGATCTGCACCGGGTGCATCTTGTCGTCCTCGCCCTTGACGTGGGTATCGATGACCGAGGATTTCAGCACCGCGAGGATGTGCTCGTCGATCTCGACCGGCACGTTGCGCTTGATCTGCACCAGGCGGAAGTTGTGGCCGATGATGACGTCGCCCTTGTCGCCGCCTTCCGGCTCGCTGTGGATGGTGACTTTAAATTTCTTGAGCGCTTTCGGCGCCTTCGGTGCTGCTTGATTTTCAGTTGCTTCGGGCATGTCTTGCTCCTATTGGTTGCTCGACCCGCAGGGGCCGAGCTGGTGGGATGGTTCGATTACGCGGTGGCCAGCGATTCCAGACGGAGCATCCAGGCTTCGTTCAGGATTTTGGTGGTGGTCATCGCCTTCCAGCCGACGGACGAACGCTGGTTCAGCGCGTCGGTGGTGCCGCCGGAACCCAGCGCCTTGACGATGGTTTCCATCGCGGCGCCGGCCAGCGGGCAGATGCCGTAGGCGTTGTCGGCCACGATCAGGGTGGCGTAGACGTCGTTCTTGCCGCTGCCCGAGGTCTTGAAGCCGGCCGTGGCCACGGTGGTCGCGTCCGGGAATACCTTGCAGTTGGTCGAGGACACGAAGCGGATGTTCTTGTACGAGCCGATTTCGTCTTCCATCACCGACTCCTTCGAGCCGTAGTCGGACACGGAGCGGTAACCGGCGATCTGCTCGAGGTCGAACTCGACGTCCGGGTGCACCAGGCCGATGTACGCCTTGCGAACCGAGCCGGAGCCGACCTTGTCGGAGCTTTCGATGCCGTCCTTGATGAACTTGGCGTTCTGGTTCTTCAGGAAGCGGATGGCCTTATCGAGATCCGGACCGGTGATCTTAGTCACGGTCGCAGCGCGGGAGGCGGCGCCCGAGGCATAGGCCACGTTGGTACCGGCGACCAGCACGTCGCGGCGCACCTGGTCAATGGTGATGCCGGCCTGGTCGCCCAGGACTTCGGTCGCCTCGGTGATCACCGGGTCCTGGTTGACCATGTCGACCACGTCGGACAGGACGACGAAGTCGCCGTACTGCGCCAGGGTTGCGAACAGGTCGGTGGTAGCCAGGCTGGAACCGCTGGGGGTCACGCCTTCGGTCAGCGGGGTGAGCGCCGGCGCCAGTGCCGAATAGCGACGGAACTTGATCTGGTTGCCGTTTTTCTTGGCGATCGGACGCTTCTGGCCGAAGCGGCCGTGGACGTCAGCGGGAACAGCGCGGGTCAGCAGGTTGCGGTCGTAAAACGCCTGATTGCCCGGTGCGACTTGGGTAGTGGTGGTAGTAGGCATGTGAAACTCCTATTTAGTAGCCTTTGACGCGACGAACCTCTTTGGCGAAGTCGGCGTCGCTCATGTTTTGGATGCGCTTCACTTCCGCCAGCTGGGTGTCCTCGGGGGCTCGCGCCACCGACGAAGCACCTGCGCCAGGGACGCTCATCGCGGATTTTTCTTGCTGCCGGGCGGCTTCAGCGGCGAAACGCTTGCCGACCTGGCGTTCGGTGAATGCCAGTTTTTCCTGCGTGATCACACGAACCACTTCCAGCGGGTCCTGCGCAGCGTCACCGAGCTCCGTCCAGGCCTTCGCGATCGACTGCTGCAGCTCTTCCGGCATGTCGGTCGAGAAGGCGTCCGGGTGGGCCTTTTCGATAGTCGACTGGAAGGCTGCCGCGCGCTCGGCGGCCTGGTGTTGCGGCGCCGGGTCGCCCGCGACGTAGCGAATTGCGTCTGCCAACTCCGGATTCGCATCAAGAATCGGCGGCTTGGCGGCTTCGCGGTCGCGCTGTTCCTGCGCCTTGCGCAGCGCTGCAGCTTCCTGCGCCGCCTTCGTTGCCCAGGCTTGATTGTCCCGAGCGATTTTCTCGGTACGCTCGAGGCGGGCTTTCAGATCGGCGAGCTCGTCGACTGGCTTGGCCGGTGCAGCACCAGGTGCGGCTGCCGGCGGATCTGCCGGCTTTTCTGCAGCAGCCGGCGCCGGCGTGCTGGCCTGGGCCCCTTCTGCCGCAGGTGCTGCTGCCGGTGCGGCCGGCGCGGCCGTGGCGAAACGGCCGTCATCGCCGCGCGCGGTAGTGGCCGGGGTGGCCGCCGCGTCGAGCGCTGCTGCAGCTTCGTCGTACTGACGCTGTTCCTCTTCTGTGTAGTTGTGTGGCATGCGTGCTCCGTATGGGGCGCTTTCGCGCTAATCCATGTTGTCAAAGTGCCGAGTCCGGTTCGGGTAGTTCGGCGGCGATAATGCTCGCGCGCTCAGCTTCGAGCGCGTCGGGCAAGGTCAGGAGGTCGCGCAGCGCCTTGATGCGGCCACGCGTTTCCTCGTTGTTCTGGATGATCAGGCGCTCAATCTCGCGCTCGATCTGTGCGTCGAGTTCGGCCATGAAAAAAGGCCACCCTGGTTGGATGGCCCTCAGCGTGGCGTCGATCTGGTCGATGCGGAGATCGGTCATAGCGTGGCCCGTCGTGCGAATGCCAGGGCGTCGGCCTGCTGCTGCGCCGTGATCGCGCGGATCGTGGCGCCATCTTCAGTGCCGCAGCTCAGCATCAATGCCGCACGGCGCTCGTCCTCCAGAGCGCTGATGCGCGCCAGGCAGGCGCCGATATCCACAGTCGTGTCAGGGCTGAGCATTGGGCGCTCCCATCATCTGATCGCTGTCGGGCACACCCGGATCCTGCATGCCGACTGACGGGATTTCCGGCTGACCGAGCGATTGCTGGTCATCCGGCAGGGCCAGGGCCGGCCCGGCAACCGGTTGCTCCGGCTCCATCGGCGCCGGCTGCGACAGAATCGCCATCAAGGTCTGGTGCACCAGCTCGGCAACCTGCTCCGGCGTCATCGCCGCGCCGACGGCCTGCAGGCGCTTCGTGTCCGCGTCGAAAGCCTTGATCTGCAGCTCGCCGTGCTTGAGGTCGGCCGCGGCTTCGAGCTGCTTCACTTCCTCGTGCGCATTGTTCAGCGCGTCGCCCATCTGCTTGACCTGCTCCTGCAGCGCCTTCATCTGCTGCTGGACCTGCGGCGGCACCTTCTGACCGTCCTCGTCCTTGAGGATCGGGCTTTCGCGGCCGATTTCCATCACGTCCCAGGTCTGCTCGAGCAGCTCGCGCGCGTCGACCAGCGGAGCGGTGTTCGGGTTGGACAGGGCGAAGTCGGCAAAGGCGCGGATCTTGTTGGTCAGGATCTCCTTCTGCATAAAGGAGCTCGTGCCGGTGGCGTGCCAGACCATGAAAGAGGTCTTGCCGAATTCCTTCACAGATTTCCACCTCTCAGCGATGTCGTCCCCATGGATCTTGCGTACCGTCTCGACGTCCAGGTACTTCAGGTTCCAGGCGATCGTGCGCTCGACGATCTCTTCTATCCACATCTCGTCGACGTTCTGGATCACCTCCTTGATGGGAAGGGACGACGCCGACATGATCATGCTGATGCCGGTTGCGGTCTTGTTCAGGTGGCTGCTGTCGTCGCCCTGGGTGTACTTCGTGATCCCGGTGTCGTCGTCGCTGAACTGCTCGGACATCGCGATCATGTCCCGCCATCCGTCAGTGATGTCCGGCTCGAGGTGGTGGATGATCGCCGTCTGCCGCTCTTCAGGCGACAGGTTCGGCTTCATCTGGTACACCTTGCCAGGGTACTTGCGGAAGTCCTCGGTAGGCATGAACTTGGAGCGGTCCACGCTGGCCGTGCCGAGCAGGGCCATGCCCTTCCCTTCCATCACCAGGCGAAACGCGGCGTTGACCACCTTCTGGTGTGGAGCGTTATTCTCTGCCACGCCGACGCCCCACATCTCGTGCTCGACTGCCTCGTAGACAGCCCGCATTGCCGGGTGCTTCCCGCCGTAGGGAGACTGGTCGACCTTGACCACCACACCGCCGGCCATGATCACGATGGCGTCGACCATCTCGCCAGAGGTTTCCGGCTCGGCCGGCGCCATCAGCTCGTCGACATCACCGGCAGCTGCGGCGGCCGGGATGGCGGATTTCGGCACCTTGCCGAAGAAGCGCGCCACCTTGATCCGGTCGTTCTTGTGCCAGTACTCGACGTTCCCGCGCAGCTGGGCGGCCTGCTCGCCGCCGGTTTCGTTGCCGCGGTCGCCGGGCCCCTGCAGTGCCTGGTCGACGTTGACGTAGCGCTTGTCGCTCTTCCAGGCGGCCACGGTGTGCGGCGATTCCATCGTGACCCAGAACACGCCGCGACCGGCGCCGACGTCGCGGGCTTCCGGATCCGGGTAGACGTCCAGGGTGTTGCCCAGCTCGAAGTAGGGATGATCGAACTCGTACTTCCGCTCCACCAGCTGCGGGACGCCGAGGCCTTTGTCGACCGAGGTCTCCGTGATCGATTCACGGCGGACGAAGGGACCAAACACGAAGCCGGTACCATAGGTGGCCAGCGTGTTGACGCCGGTCTTCAGCAGGCTCTTGAGCTTCATGCGCTCGAACTGCTCAGTCAGGATGTCCTCGACAGCGTCGGCGAACGGCGCAAGCTGCTCGTTTGTCGGCGCGGTGTCGAATGGCATCTTGCCGGCGCCGAACAGCGCATCGTTGATCTTGGCCCTGGCAGCGCGCACCTTGTTGCGGCTGGAGCCGATAAACAACCCGGCCGCCTTCTTTGCGCGCGCGGCGCCGGTGCCGCTCGTGTCGTTGTCGCGCGGGATGCGCATTACGTCCTGGTAGCATTCCAGCAGCTTGAGCTCCTGGGGCTTGCGGGCCAACTCCCAGGCGGTCAGCCACCCGTGGAGTGTGTTGGCCAGGGCCATGTGTTGTTGGAGTTGTTCGCTCATCAGAAATAAAGTCCGTCGTCGTCAGGTGTTGCCAGGGCAATCGGGGCGACGTTCTCGGTGTCGCGCTTCGAAACGGCATAGCGCCGCATCATGTAGGCATAGCGGGTCGCGCTCAGCAAGTCGTCGCGGATCTTGACGATCTTTCCGTCCGCATCCCGGTGGTACTGCAGGAATTCCTCGAACCAGTCGCGCAGGCCTTCGAAGACCTTGAATTTCCCTTTTTGCATCAGGTCGCGAATCTCGAATAGGCCAGCCTCGACGCCGTTGCCGCCGTCTGGCCACGTCGCGTGCTCGGGCAGCATGGCGAAGCCGGCGTCGACGTAGTACTTCTTCAGCTCGATCGCGCTGCCTTTTTCGGTTTGCAGGCCATCGTGCGGCCAGGCCGTCGGCACGCCCTCGGCCCAGACCTTCACGGCGCCCCAGGCCTCGATCGGTTTCGCCAGGCTTTTCTTCCAGGCGCGGGTGACGTAGAAGCTGTCGCTGTCGCGGTCCCACGCCAGTTGCACGTGCGCCTGCGGGTGGTCCCAGCCAAAGTCCATCCCGTTGATGATTGCCCAGTGGCGCGGGATATCGAAAGCCTTGCAGGTGATAGAGTCTTCTGGCAGGTCGTAAATTCGTCCATGGCCCAGCATCGGGACCCCTTTCGTTCGCATCGCGCGTTGGTGAGCCGGGAAACTGGCCAGCAGTCCGGCCTTGACGGTCTCGTTGAGGTGCGGCGCGTCGTCCCACCCCTTTTGCATGTATTTCTGCACCGGTGACGGCGAGTCCATGAACTGGATCACCAGGTCAGTGCGGCCGTTTTCGGGCGTGAAGGTCAGGATGCCGCGACCGCCGCGCCCCTTATCCCCGGTTGCAGTTCGCGTGAGCACCTGGGGGAAAATGGCAGCGTCCCGCGGCTCCTCATCGATATGGAACCAGTCGACGCTGTCACCCATCAGGGCATGCTGGCCCTGCGAGTACGACCAGAACTGAATCACTGCGTCGCTACCTTGCACGTCGCCGCCGCCGATCTGGCGGACGTATACGGTGCGCAGTGCGTTCGGCGTGCCGGCCATCGACTCGTAGTCTTTGATGTGCTCGGGCGGAATCAGCCCTCCTTTGAACGCCGTCCCGTCCTTCTTGCCGACGATGGGCTCCTGCAGCAGGTCACGGCACTTTTCACCCGAATAGCCCAAGCACCAGATCAGCGGCGCATGCTCAAACGTATGGCCCTCCCACCCGGCGGGGTAGTCGCCGAGCGCATGCACCGCGTCGATGTAGGTGCCGGTGTAGGTCTTGCCGATCCGGTTCGCGGCAATCAGACACACCTGGAAGAAGGCCGCCGTGTTCGCGTTGAACTCGCGCTGCCACGGGTACAGGTTCGCGTGCAGCGTGCGGTACCTGTAGACGAAGGCTCGGCGCTGTTTTTCCTGCAGGAGGGCTAGCAGCTTTACCTTTTCAGCCCTATTCGCGGCCGTCATGGCTCATCGCCGCGGATGCCTTCGCGATCTCGGCGTCCAGCTCGGCGTCGGAAAGTGTCGATACACGATGTTCGAGCGGGCCGCCATTCTTCCCGGTCAGCTCGTGGCGGTTGGTGAAGGCACCGCCGACTTCCTTCGATGCCTGCTCGAGCAGCTGCGCAGCGAGCGCGACGTTCTTCATCGACTCGGCGCGTCCGAACATGCGGTTCAGCGCGCGCAGCCGGAAAGTCTGGTTCGCAATCGGGATGTCGCTGACGTTGCTCAGGAACTTCTTCCTGGTCTCCTCGAAAAGGTCACGCCATTTCTGGCTCAGGCCCTTGCCGACCTTCTTCGTCGGGTCGTACACGGCCACCTGTTGCCGCTCGATCGCGAGGCCAAATTCTTCCTTTACGGCCTCGGCGACCTGCGAGGGCGTGTCGTAGCACGCAAGCGCTTGCACGATGAAGCGCTTAACGTCATCGTTGAGCGTTGCCAAAATGGGTACTCCTGTAAATGCGTGGTAAAGGGATCAGGCCAACTTCAGCAGGCAGGTTCCGCACGCGCGCGCGATGTCCAATTTCGCAACTTCCGGACCGCGCGCGGCGGCGTTGACCAGCTGCTGCACGTCCTTCGAAGCGCCGTAGCGGCGTACGACGCCGACGAATTCCTCGACGTCGTGGCCCCGCATCGTGAGCTTCGGCTCTCCGCTTCGGGTGAAGGCCGGCGCGCCGAACGCATCCATCTCCTGGCCGATGTGATACAGCTCGTGCTCCACCAGCGCGCAGAACTCCAGGTCGGAACACCGCGTGCTGTAGGCCGCATCGAGCGTGACCAGGAAATCCGGCACGGCGCCGAACCACTCGCGCATCTGTTGTTCCTGACGGCCCTTTTGCCAGGCGCCGGCGCGGAACGTCACCTGTTCACATTGCCCGAGCACCGTGCGCCCCTGCCTTGTGAAGCCGGTCGAAGCCCAGAGAACTTCGAAATTGGCTTGCTGCAGGTGGGCGTGATCCTCGTTGAAGAGGCGGGAATCCTCATTAAGTAGCGTTTCGTGGATCCAGCGGCGGACGTCAGGCGCCGGTGCGAAGCTCAGCCATGTGGACTCCAGCATCGCCGCCGGCGGCATAGGCCGGCCGGGCGGCCTGATTTTCCTGGTCGACATGGCAACCTCGTTACCGCATGAATAAAAATGCCGCCGGCGCATCGTCGCGCGGGCGGCTGAACCCCGACCAGGTCAGGGAGGAGACAATCGAGCCGGTTACAGCGTCCGGCGGCGTGGCGCGCCTGGGGTAGCGCTCGCCTGGGGTGGCCTGTTGCAGGCCCGTAAACGACAAAACCCGCCAGGGCGGCGGGTTTTACTTTTCTCCGGACGTGCAAAACCGCCCAGTGACCGAACTCTACAAGAAATAAAGCCGGGTTGCAACGTTCTTGCGCAGCTTCTGCTCGAGCTCGTCGCGCGCAGCGGCCAGGGTGGTGCCGAAATCTGCGTTCTCGAAACGCCAGGCAGTGGCGATGCCCTGGCTCTTATAGATGGCCCAGCGATGCAGCATGGCCAGGCTGTCGACCATGGCGTTGACGGCTTCCCCCATCTTCACGTCGGCGGCGCGCTGCGCATCATGGACGTTCACCTCGGGCTCAGCGTCGCTGGCCAGCTTCATGCCACCGGCGCCCAGGTCGCGATCGTCGGTGCGCATGTAATCCACCCAGCACGCCATCAGCTGGGCGTAGGGGTCCGGGCGGTTGAATGCCGGCTGCACGACTTCGGCGCGGCGGACGCGGCGAAGCGTCGGTGCGGTGAAGGTGCTGAGGGTTGCGGTGGCGGACATTGCGTTCTCCTGTTGAGCCAGAAAGCAAATTCTAGAGCTTGCGAACAAGAAATTTCCGCCAGTCATCACCATATTTTCATACTGCCGCCCGACACCGTGGCCGGGCGGCGACATTGCCAAGGTCAGGCCGCGACCACCGAGGTGAATGCTTCGATCCGGTCGCCGAGCACGCGCGAGTAGTCGACCATCGCCGCGTGCTGCGCATGCAGCCGGCCCTGCTCGCTGTCGTCCAGCTGGGCGAACGTGGGGGTCTCGAAGAATGCTTCGAGTTTCTGCTTGCGCTCGTCCAGGTCGCGCTTCTCGTCGATGACCCGCTTCTGGTGCGGCGGCAAATCCGCGCCAGGCAATGGACGCTGGCGGACGTTATCCACAGCGGCCGCGGTGGCGGTGTCCGGTTTCGGCGCGTCGAGCGCAGCGCGCACAAAGCAGTCCTTCGCCTCCAGCAGCTTGCGCATGCCGGTCGACTTCTCGGGGCCGTCGGCCAGCTGCCGTTCGAACTGCTCGGCCAGCTCGCCGATCGGTTTGCTCACGGCCTGCAGGTGCGGCGGCAGATGGGCGAAAGCGAAATACTTGATGGTGGTGGTTGGCATTTCTACAATCCTCAATATATGGGTTGGTGGTGGGTGATTCGGTTACTCGACGATCAGCCAGTCCTCGGCCAGCGCGTCGCTGCCACTGGGCGCCCAGGTGCTCACGGTGTCGTCGGCCCCCTTGAGCGCGAGGTAGGCGTTGTAGGGCACCATGCCGCCTTCTCCGAAGTGAGCCTTTGCGGCGCCGGTCTGTGCCGGGTAGCTGTTGGCGGGCACCAAGTAGGCGAACATGCCCTTGCCGTTCCAGCCTGCGCGCGCCACGCGGGCGCCGAGCTTCAGCGCCTCCAGGGCCAGGCCGAACGTCATGGCTGCGCACGGACGATAGGCGTTGTCGAACTGCTCTTTCGGCGACCAGCTGACGTAGCCTGTTCGGCCGGGCACGTTTGGCTTGCCGCCATCCTGGTACTCGACCAGGTAGCCGTCGTCGGCCCCGTTCTCATCGGCCGGCAGCGTCCAGCCGCGGAACAGGTTGTAGGCGGCCCGGCTCATAGCCTCGGCGATGACGATCTTGGCTCCGATGAATCGCATGTGTTGCTTCCTTTTCAAGTTGGACTGCGGTTGTTGCGCTCTCGCGCTGGGTGATCGCCGGGCGCCGGTTTGGCAAATACCCGATGACTGTTGATAATCTGAAACCCTTGGATTTACAGGCTTTCTTCCAAGACTCGCGCCACTTTCGCGCCACCGAATCCGACTTTTTCGCCGATCACGTCAGCTGCACGAGCGGCGGTGTCGAGGTTCTTCTCGAGGTAGCCCATCGTGGTCGCGTGGCTCTTGTGACGCATCACGCGCTGGATGGTCTGGATCGGGACCCCGGCCTCGGACAGCAGCGTTGCAAACGTTCCGCGCAGGCGGTGCGGCGTGATGCCCCGGACCGAGCACTCCTTGTTCGCACGGCGCATGGCCTGGCGCGCGAACCCGGGCGCGAAGGCCTGGCCGCTCGGCTTGGCCACGATGAGCCCTTCCACCTGGCGCAGCGGCTCGAGGTGGTCGCGCAGCCATGCCGGCATCGGGATCGGCTCGGCCTCCCGGCCCTTGGTGATCCCGGGTGTGTAGGTCGAACGCTCCCAGTCCATCCATTCCCAGCGCGCCGACGCCGCCTCGCTCTCGCGCAGGCCCAGGCCGAACATCAGGCGCACCGCGGTGCCAACGCTGGGCGCGCGCTTCGTGGCCTCGTCGACGGCATCGAACCAGGTCCTGGCCACGTCGACCGGCAGGAACGGCCGCGGCTTCTTCTGCACCTTCAGCATCTTCACGCGCCAGGGCGAGGTCGCCAGGATCTCGCGCTTGACGGCCCACATGGTCAGGAGCTTCAGGATCCGCAGCCAGTGGTTCGCACTGGACGGCGCATGCGTCTTCAGGTGCTCGCCGCGCGCCAGCTCGACGTCCTTCGTGGTGATGCCCCCGATCGGCTTGTCGCCCAGGTCGTACATATGCAGGCGCCGGAACGTCTCGACGCTTCGGATGTGCGCTTCGCTCGCCACCGGCCTGTGGACAACTACCCACATGCCCGCCAGCTCGTCCAGGGTCGGTACTGGCTCGCCGCCGTTGGCGCGCACCACCGCGGCGTCGTACTCACGCTGGGCGATAGTCTCGGCCTTGCCCTTGCTGGTCATCCTGGTGCTGCGCTGCACGCGCGCGCCGCCGACCTGGAAGCGGAAGTGGTACACCCGGCCCTTCTTGAAAACTGTTGCGCTCATCCGTCGAACCTCGAGTGGCTACGTCCTTTGCCGCCTGGCGCCGATGGCGCGGGGCCGGACCAATCTGAAAAGCTGCAGGTGGGACCGTCGAACATCAGGGGGATGTCGCCGAGCGCACCGCTGCGGTGTTTGCGGACCAGCACCTCGGCATAGCCGCGCAGGTCCTGATTTTCTGGGTCATACATTTCGGGACGGTGCACGAGCATCACGATGTCGGCGTCCTGCTCGATCTCTCCCGAGTCGCGCAGGTCGGACAGCACCGGGCGCCGGTCCGGACGTTCCTCGACCTTGCGGTTCAGCTGGGCCAGCGCGATCACCGCGACGCCGAGCTCCTTTGCCAGCGCCTTCAGGCCGCGCGAGTAGGACCCGATCTGCTCGTGCCGCTTTTCCCCGTCGCCGCCGGACATCAGGCCCAGGTAGTCGACGATGATCACGTGCAGGCCGTGCCGGCGCTTCCAGGCCTTCGCCTTCATGCGCAGCTCGAGTAGCGAGATCGCGGGCGTGTCGTCGATCGCGAACTTGAGCGCATCGAGCTTGATGCAGCCCGCCGTGACGCCGGCCCAGGCGGCATCGTCGTCGTCCGGGATGCGGCCCATGACGGTGGCCAGTGACACCCGGCCCCGGTTCGCCAGCGCGCGGCCGGCGATCTCCTGGCTTTCCATCTCCATGCTGAAGTTCAGCACGCTGTGGTCGGCCGCGATGTTCAGGCCGACGTCGCTGGTCAGCGCGGTCTTGCCCATCGATGGCCGGCCGGCGACGATGACCAGCTGCCCGGGCCGGAGTCCGCCGTTGAACAGGCGATCCACGCTCGGGATGCCGGTCGGGATGGCGTTCACCAGGCCTTCGGCCCTCTTGGTCACGCCGTCAATGAAGTCGACCAGGATGTCGCGGATCATCTTCGGCTCATTGCGCACGCGGCGCTCGGCCAGCGTGGTCACCATCGACTGCATCGCGTCCAGCACCTCGTCGGCGCTCTTCCCCTTCGGGTTCAGCGCCAGGCCGTTGATGGAATCGGCAACGTGCAGCGTCGCGCGCAGCAGGGCGCGGTCGACCACGATGCCGGCGTAGTGGCCGATGCTGGCGGCGCTGGGCACCGTCTGCGCGAGCCGGTTGAGGTACTCGCCGATGCCGTCGACGACGGCGCCGCCGCGGCGCTCGAGCACCGCCCACACGGTCATCACGTCGGCCGGCTCGCCGCGCGAGATCATGCGCACGATCTCCGCGAAGATGATGCGGTGGTCCTCCCGGTAGAAATGCTTCGCCTCGAGGGCGCCGATCCGGTCGAAGCCGTCGTTGAAGCGCAGGAGCGCGCCCAGGACGGATTGCTCGGCCTCGATCGAGTGGGGTGCGGCGCTGTCGGCGCCGTGCTGCTTCGTCATGCTTTCCTCACAAATTTGCCGCCGATTGCGTCGGCATAGCCTTGGCGGCCGACGAGGCGGTCGAAGCCGATCTTCGGCGGCAGGTCGTTGTCGTCGCGCAGCCAGGTGAAGTAGCGGCGCGCCAAGTCGCCCTTGGTCGAGAACGTCAGGAACTCGGCGATCAGCGCGGCGCGGGCCGGTACGAAGATCGCCGCCGACACCTCACCCAGCTGCGGGCCGAGCAGCTCGTTGAACGCATCGATCACGGCGCAGGCCTCGGCCGAGTACTCGACCTCGATCACGTCCACCCAGCCCTGCGCGTTCAGCCAGCTGGCCGGGTACGGGATGAATTTCGGGTCGAGCCAGGTGCCCGACGCTCGGCGCCTCTCCAGGCCGGCCAGCATCTGGGCCAGCAGGTCCTCGTCGGGGCGGATCCTGGCGAACGCCTTCTCGGCGGTGCCGCGCGATTTCTTCAGCGGATAGGCGGCGTAGAAGCGCTCGAAGCGGTCCAGCAGTTCGGCAGTGAGACCCGTCTTGGCCCGGCCCTTTTGGCCTGCTGGGGTGTCATCGTCCGAATCGCGGTCCGCCTGCGGAGCGCAAGATTTTTTCTTTTGGTGGTTTTCTTTTGGAAGGTTTTCTTTTGTGTGTCCAGATTCTGGACTATCGACCTGTCCAGAATCTGGACTATCAGCGTCCGTATTCTGGACATGTCCATTTTCCGGACTACCCTGTCCAGAATCTGGACTATCTGTCATCGCACGGAGCTGCGCTTTCGAGACCCACCGGCGATGATCTTTCTGGATCCCGATGACCATGCCGAACCTGCCAGGCCGCTTGCTGATCACATTGCGTGCTGCCAGTGCGTTGAGCGCCGACGTCACGTGCTGGCGCGCGACGCCGCACATGGCGCCGATCTGCGCGGCCGACATGTCGTCTTCCTTCTTGCCGTAGCCATAGGTTTTCCGGATGACCGTGAGGATCACGGACTGCTCGTGGAGAGAGAAGCCGCCGCCGAGGATCGTCTCGAGCAGTTCGTTCGCGATCATGGTGAAGCCGTTTTCGATTTGCGGCGTGGTCATGCGGCCGCCTGGCGCGCAGGACCGAACAGCGCCGCTACCAGCGGATCGCGGTCATCGACGGGCTGGTAAGCACGGGTCGTCACCTGGCATGGCGTGCAGATCGGCCCACGGTCCGGCACGGCAGCGCGTGCGAGCTGTTTGCGCTGGAGCTCGTCCAGCTGCTCTTTCGGTGCGGGGCCCGGGAACCATACATGGGCGAGGCCAAGCCCCCCGCTGGTCACCGCTTCAACGTAATGGAAGCGGCCGGCGAGCAGTAGGGACATGAGCCTGACATGGATAGCGTGACGACTGAAGCCGAGCTCCTGGCACAGTTCCTGGATCGTGCTCGGCTTGCGCTGCAACGCCTCCTCGATCTGGCTGGTCAGCCCCATGTAGGCCTGTCTGCTCTTGCGGGGCCTCATCGGTTACATCTCTCCCGCTTGGTCGACAACCTTGCGGAGCTCCTGGCGTGCGCGGTACTCGGCCGCGCGCTTTGCCGGGTCGGACTTGTTGGCGATCGCCTCTTTGTCGATGGCGCGCCAGATGCGCGCCGCCGTGCCGATCTTGTCGTTTTCTGGGTTCTTGGGTTGTGCCTGCTCTTGCATGTGTTCCTCGTTCTAGCCGCCGCAGTGTTGCAGTTGGAGCTCGTAAGGCGCGGGGCGTCCTGGCAACGACATGGCCATGTTCTGGCCATGAGCTGGCCATTCCCTCTGCTGCTGGGTGCGCTTATGCTTCTGTTCAGCCGTCCAGACTTTCAAAAAGGCGCGGATGAGCGGGCTGGTCTTGACGTCCGCTGCAGCGCGTTCGGTCTCGTAGTCGACGAACTCGTCAGCGCTGAGCAAGGCTTTGATTTCGATAGTGCGTGTGGCCATGGTGCTTCTCCTTGTGGGTGGTTCTCGAGGGGGTGCTTCAAGTAAGTAACCCGGTGCAGTGGCTCAAGAGCAACTGCCTGTGTGCAATTTTTTAGGCACGAAAAAACCGCAGGGTTACTGCGGCTGGGATTCGGGATAGGCAGCGAGCTCGGGCCAAATGCGCTGCCAGTCGTCGGGGAACATCTCGCGGCGGGTGACAAGCCCGCCCGTCGCTGTCTCGATGGCCGCACCGTAGATAACCGGGATTGGCCTGGTTCCGTCGGCCCAGCGGCTTACATCTGGGGCATGCGCGCCAATGGCCTTGGCCAATGCCGCTTGACGGCCGCGTTCTTGAGAGAGGTAAGTTTTGATGTCCATGGCTGAAGAATATAGCGAATCGCTAAATCAGGTCAATAGCGAATCGCATATTTCAAACTTTAGCGCGATGCTATTTAATGCTCGGATGCAAACAAATGATGAAGTCCGTCGGCAGAACTTGTTGATCGCGATCGAACGCGCAGGGTCGGCGGCTAAGCTCGCCGAGTTGGCGAAGACATCGGCTGCTTACCTCAGCCAGATCAAGAACCGAACTCCAGACAGTAAGTCAGGCACTCCTAAAACCATGGGTGACGACATGGCGCGTCGCATCGAGGCCGCAGTCGGTGAGCAGCCAGGGTGGATGGATGTCCCTCGTGAGCAGCGAGAGACAGGGGGTGTGCCCCAGAACATTCTTCACTTGCTGCCAAGCGCGAAGCCTGTGCACGCGGCCGATCAAGATGATCCGAGCATGACCCAGATCAGAAGGGTAAAGATCAAGGTGCAGGCCGGCATTACTGGTTTCCAGGTAGAGCCAGAGCACTACGATGGCGAAACTCAGGGAGTCCCTACTAAGTGGATGCTGAAAGAAGGGCTTAGCAAAGATGCGTTGGTATCGACCACCGTCCGCGGCGACAGCATGGAACCCGCCTTGTACGACGGTGACGTGATCGTCGTGAACACCCGCGATACGCAGCTGGTATCCGGTGTCGTCTATGTCGTGAATTACGAGGGCGAGGCGGTCGTAAAGCGAATGCTGCGCGATGCTGGCCAGTGGTGGCTGACTTCAGATAATGCGGATCAGCGTAAGTATCACCGCCAGTTATGCAAGGGCGCCGAGTGCATTGTGATCGGCCGAGTGGTTCGTAAAGAAAGCACGCATATATAACAGGATGAGAAATTGAAAAAAATATTATTTTTAGGATTTATTGTATCCGGCTGCGCTTCTCAAACTGGCGTTATTCCGAGCGGTGTCGATTCTTATATGGTGTCGCGCCAAGATGGTGGTATTGCCGGCGCGTTGGGCTCGCTGAAGGCAGCGAACTTGAAAGACGCGTCTGATTTTTGCGGGAAGAAAGGCCAGAAGTTCGAGGTACTAAACAGTGAAGATGTGCCGCGCGCCCTTGGGAAGATCCCTCAGTCCACGCTCTATTTCAAGTGCTCATAAAATAATTTCCGCTCGACGCGGAATTAGATAGGAAGTGACATGTCGAATGACGACCGGATTGAGAAGCTCGAGAAAGAACTGGTGGCTTTAAAAATAAATTTTCTGGAATACGCGAAAATACACCAGCATGAAATTGGAGAATCAAACGCATTTCGCGCTGCAATTACCGCCTTGATTGCGGCACATCCGGATCCTGATCTTTTGGCAGTACAGCTCCGGGAGCACATGGCCCGCCTTGAAGCTGCCGAAGTCTTCCAGGCGAACAATGAGGAACGCCTGCAAGGTCTGCAAGTCGCACAAGCCTATCTCCGCGAAGTGTGCGGTATCGCTCAAAAGCATCATCGTAAGCCTGAGTAGCTGTAGCTTCCATCCCATCCTCCCTGCCCGCGCACGCGGGTTTTTTTTCACCCAGACGCCGGGCCGACGCGCTCGAGGTGTTCAGGCGCCTACGCACTTTAGCAAAAAATTTAGCGCATCGCTATAAATAATCCTTGACCATATTTAGCGAAACGCTATAGGATTCTCCCATCGCAGCGAGCTCAGCACCCGCCGAGCCGCCAACAGGAGAGAACGATGCGCTTCCTACTTTTCTATCGCATGGACTGGTGCGAGCAGCACCCAGGTGTGATGTTTTCCGCCATTGGCGCGCTGATCGTCCTGCAGGGCGTTCTTGAGCAGGTACTGTGATGGCGACCGGCGCACAAATCGCCCGAGTGATCATTCTGATCATTGAGGACGCAACTGCACAGCACCCGAACGACGTCGAGAAGCGCTCGACCGCTTTCACGCAAATGCTATGTGGAGCGATGGCGGGCCTCGACCATCAAGATGCGGCTGCGGCGCTCAGGACTATGCTCGGCGTTCGCACGAGCGCCAGCACCAACGCCATTGAGGTGCACTGATGGCCGCCACTGACAAGAAAAAGGCGTCCGGCCTGGTCGACCAGCTGTTCGACGCCGCATTCAACAATGCTCGCGATCCGCGCAGCGCGGAATACAAGGCCGGTGTCCGCGCCGTGCTGAACTACCGCGTCGCCGGCACGCGTATCCGTAGCGCGCATCCGATGGGGACGGCCCAGGCAGACGCCTTCTATGCTGGCGTCGACGAAGGCCATCGAATCTGGCGCGCGCATCTGGAAGCCGAGGCGCAGAGCGGCATGCCCAACTCCGACGAACCGAGCGGGGTGCGCTGATGGCTACCTTGGAACAAATCCGCGACGCAGTGCGCAAATCTGTCGACTACGCCATCAAGGACGAGCCGAACGATAAGGACATGCGTGTCCGAATTTTCGTGGCTGGCCTTCAAGGCTGTCTCGACAACATCGCCCCCGAGATCGCGGCCGACCTCGAGCGCCTACGCTACCCGAACGGCCGGCCGTCGGACGAAGTGGCGGGTGGCTGACATGGCCCGCGCCGAACCCGACCGCGCCGCGCTGGAGGTCGCCCGCCACATGATGGGCGCGAAGGCCTCGCTCGACGACATGCTCAAAAACCCGACGCTGAAGGCGGCCCTCAAGGCAGCGGCCCGCCGGCACATGCGGCGCCGCGCCCAGTTCGATCCCAAGAAGCTCCAGGCCAACGACCACGACGATTAATTCACCGCCCGCCAGGGCACCAACCCACGAGGACCACTGTATGTTCACAACCCTGCATGAGCTCGCGAAAAAAGCGACGCTGATGATCACGGTCGCCGCCGAGGGCGACGGCCAGCTGCGCGTCAACGTGACGCCGATGCCCGCCGACTCGAAGGCGAAGTCCAACCTGCCGCAGCCGCTGTCGCTGCTGGCGACGCCGGTCGAGTTCGACGCCGACTTCGTCGCCGCGCTGTCGACCTGGCAGGCGCCGAAGCGCTCGCTGATCCAGCAGGCCCAGGACGTCGCCGGCGGCGCCGCGCCGGTCGCTGCCCCGGCCCTGCCGGCGCCGAAGACCGACGCCAAGAGCGAAACCAAGAACGACAAGTCGACCCGCAAGGCCCGTGGCGGCAAAGGTGGCGACGACGACAAGAAGGTGGACGCCGTGCCTGACGCAGCAGCAGCTGCCGGTGAAGCCGCGGCTGCCGCTGACCAGGTGATGGCGGCCAGCACCAGCACGAATGCGGGCGAGCCGCTGCCGGCTGGGGCCGACGATTCGAGCACCAGCACGGACGCAGCACCCGACCAGGGCACCCTGCAGGCCAGCGACCCAGCTGCAGGTGGCGCAGCTGATGCGGCCAGCCAGGAAGCCGCGCCCGAGGTGGCAGCCACGGGCGACGAGCCTGTGGACAAGTTCACCCTCGACCTGTTCTAAGCGGAGGCGTCATGGATATCCAGAATCTCACCCGCGAATTCCGCTACAACGGCGTGGCCCTGGCCGACCCGGGCGCGATGCTCAGCCTCCCCCAGGTGCGCGACTTCTACGCCAACGTGTACCCGGAGATCACCAGCGCCGACATCGAAGGCCCGCAGCAGGTCGGCGGCAAGCAGATCTATACCTTCCGCCGCGCCGTGGGCACGAAGGGCGCCAGCCGGGCAGTCGAACTCGCGCTCCAGCGCCTGCGCGCCGGTGGTCGCCTCGACGCCGACGCACGCCCGCAGAACGTGCTGACCGCCGAACAGGCGCGCCAGCCGCTGGCCCAGCAGGTGAAGCGTGTCCTCGACCAGGCCAGGAGCGCCAGTGGTGCGCGCTGCCTGGCGCCGTCCTCTAACCACCTGGTGCTGCCGTGACCGCCATGCTGCCGGCCGCCGCCCTGGCCCTGCCGCAGCTGGCGGCAGAGATCCCGACGCACTACGTGATCCCGGGCGTCGACGCGCTCACGGTGCCGCTGACGATCGCGCTGCTCGAGGCGGATGTCATCACCGCGCCGATGCTGCGCACGCCCCGTAATGCGCTGTTGGTGGACGTATTCGGCGAGCAGGAGAAACGGCTGTCGGAGAGCGCGCTGTCGCACTGGTGGACGAAGCTGATCCGCGGAACGCCGTGCAAGTTCTTCCGCTGGAGCCTGCAGGTGCAGCAACTCGAAGATACCAACTACGACACGCTGACAACGGCATGGTTCTGCGTCAGCCGGATGGGCGACGACGTTCCGCGCTTCGCTTTGGCGCGCGGGATCGAGCGCCTGGAACTGCTGCGGGAAGGCTTCGGCCAGACCGTCCTGGCCGTGCTGCGCGACGCCGTGCTGCTGCTGCCGGAGTCGTTCAACCCTTGGACCGCGCTCGACTGGGCCGACCAGGCCTATTGGATGGAATCGCGCGACGACGCTGAACTGCTCAAGATGAAGCGCGAGGAAGGCGGCTACAAGACGGTCCAGGAACTGCTGGAGAACGAGCACGTGATCACCCGTGCCGTGTTCTTCGCCGAGGTGCCCGAATGGGTATGCGCGCCGAAGCGCACGCTGTCTCGGGACGAAATCACGACAGCGGCCGGCGGCGACCGCTTCGCGCGCCAGGTGATCCAGTTGTGCGACCAGATCCATGGGCTGGTCAACCGCCCTGGCTTCGTCCTTCATCCGGCCGACAAGGGCGTGTATCGCACCAGCCGGTATCCGATCGACGGTTGCATGGTGCTGCTCTGGAAGCCGTTCGATGTCATCGGCGAGACCATCGACGACTATCTGAACGATCTTGGCCAGTGCGGCGAATACAGCGAATTCATCGACGCGAGCCCGGTACCGATGACGGCGGCCGGCGTGCGCGAGTTCATGACGCTGACCGAGCAAACGATCCAGGTCGCGGTGTTGGTCGAGCAGTTGATCCTGCTGCTGGGAGAAAAATATTGAGCCTCCATCCTGTCGATATCATCGGCGCCGGCGAACGGATGCTGCACCTGGTCGGCGCGGTGCTCATGTACGAATCGGACCGCGGCGACGTGTACGCCACCTCGCACCCGGTGGTGCCGGACGCTCAGCACCAGGGCCGCAAGGTGATCGGCGCCGGCACGCCGTTGTCGAAGGGCGCGCTGGCCAAGTTCGCCGATGCGGTCGGCGCGGCGACGGCCTTCGCTGGTTTTCTGCCCGAGAGTCTGCTCTTCAGCTCACCGAACCTGATCGCCTGGTGGACGCCGGCCCAGGTGCGCATGACCTGGTTCAAGGCGTCCGGCTCGGGCAAGGTCGCCGGCCACGGCCCGGCCGCGCATCCCGCGCTGGTGTTCGTCGCCACGCCGAGCGACTGGTTCGTGTTCGCCCTGGCCGAGGACATGCGCCCAGCGCCGGCCACTCGCCTGCGGCACTCCCCACACTTCAACGTGTGGGACGGCGGCCGCATCTGCACCGGCAACGTGGAGCTGCCGCCGATCTTTGGCGCCGAAGTTATCCACAGCTACGAGAACGCCTTCTTCCGTAGCCACTTTACGCACCCGAACCGCGACAAGGCGGTGAAGTACAAGGGCGGCATCCAGCAGCTGTGGCGCGACCAGCTGGCCACCCCTGACCCGGGCGCCATGCAACGCGCGCTCGTCGATTCGAAAGAAACCCTGCAGGAAGCGATCGCTCGCATCGCCGCCCGCTCCACCATCTAATTAGAAGAGGACCACATGAACAAGCAAGAATTCACCGGCAAATTCGACGAGCTGCTCGACATCACCCGCGGCTCCTTCGCAACCTTCCTGGAAACCGCCGAGGCGGTGCTGCGCGAGGGACGCCCGCTGCCTCTGGCCGTCGACGAGGAGACCGCGCCGCCCGAGCTGCTGCAGATGGACATGGCCCTGCTGGCCGCCGCACCAGTCGCCGCCGTGCCGCGCCACGCGCCGTTCCACCCGCTGCAGGAGAACGGCCACCGCTTCCTGCTGGCCCAGGGCGGCCTGTTCCTCGAGGTGCGCCGGCCGTGGCTGCACTACGTCCGCCAGCTGGCCAAGCAGGAGGCTGTCGCGATGCCGTACGGCGCCATTCAGGACAAATGCGAACTGGACTTCGGCACGATCGGCAGTGCGCTCGCGCAGCTGAAGGAGTTCGCGGCGAAGGCGAAGGCGGATGCGCCGATCGAGGCCGCGGCCAGTCTGCTGTGGGACCACCACCGGAAGACGTGGCGGATCGAGTACCCGGACATCATCGGCGAAGCCAGCGCCAGCAGGATCCAGTATCGCCAGGTCGAGCCCGGGCCTGACGAAAGCTTGGCGATCGACCTGCACAGCCACGGCTATGCCGGCGCCGGGTTCAGCGCCACCGACGACGAGGACGACCGCGGCTCCGTGAAGATCTCGGCCGTGTTCGGCAACCTGGACACGGACAGGCCGACGGTGGCGTTCCGCCTGTGCGTTCTCGGGCTGTATATCCCGATCAACGTGCCGGCCGAGAAGATCTTCGGGTAACCGCATGCCGCACATCACGCCCCCAACCATGCTGAGCCACCAGGTGCGCGTCGCCCTGATTGGCTGCGGCGGCAACGGCTCGCAGATGCTGACCGGCCTGGGCCGGCTGAACCACGCGATCACCGCGCTGGGCCACCCGGGCCTGCACGTGAAGGTTTACGACCCAGACACCGTCAGCGAGGCGAATATGGGCCGCCAGCTGTTCGGCGCCTTCGACGTCGGCGCCAGCAAGGCGCACGTGCTGGTCAACCGCATCAATGCCTTCTTCGGCCTGGCCTGGGAGGCAGTGCACAGCCGCTACGACGAGAACAACAGCTGGGATCGCCAGTTCCACATGGCGATCGCCTGTGTCGACAGCGCGCGGGCCCGCCACGACATCCACCACCGGCTGAAGCGTCAAGGCGTGCACTACCTGATGGACCTCGGGAACCGCGCGGCTGATGGCCAGGTGCTGCTGGGGGAGTTATTCACAGGTCGCGCCGGCCTGCAGGCGCCGGCGGACAGCGCGCTGCTGCCGAGCCCGTACGACGTGCTGCCCGAGCTGGTCGACCTGCAGGCGAAGGAAGACGACACGCCCAGCTGCGGCCTGGCCGAGGCGCTCGAGCGCCAGGAGCTGTTCGTCAACCAGTCGATCGTGACGCCGGCGCTGTCGATCCTGTGGGAGTTCTTCCGCCACGGGAAGCTGACCTGGCACGGCGCCTTCGTGAACCTGCGCACCGGCAGCATGCGGCCGCTGAACGTGCGCGAGCCGGCCGCGGCGCCGGCAGAAGCCGTTCCCGCTCAAGCGGGAACCGATGCGCAGCCCGCGCCGGCGGCCGCATGACCACGACGTTCGAACAGGCGCGCGCCCTGTACGACAGCGACGAGCAGATGGCGCGGACGCTGCTCGACCTGGTCATCGTCACGCGCCTCGACCTCGAGCTGCAGCAAGCGCTGCGCCGGCGCGCCGAGGACAAGCTGCAGCTGTACCGAACCCTGAAAAGAAAACCCCAAGACGGAGCATCGACATGAATGATAACAAGCACCAGCACCCGGGCGACCAGCACGCTGGCATCGAGATGGACTGGGACAAGACGGCGCCGGCCGGCACGACCCAGCGCGTGAAGCATGGCGACGTGCCGAGCATCGAGATCACCCTGCGCCAGGCCGAAGCGCTTGTCGGCGTGTTCGGGGGCCATGATGCCGAGGTCTCGATCATAGAGCGCCCGGTCGCGTGGCCGCACATGGATCCAGGCCTGTATGCCTACTTCACGGACTACCCGGGCGAAGGCTCGTTCTATCTGGGCCCGACCGAGGTCGACGACGATCTCGCAGCGAACGGCCGCGCGCCGGCGGCGCCGGTCAGGACCTGGCGCGATCGCCTTGGCCGGCCTGCGGACTTCCCGCTGCATGCGCCGACCGACGTCGAGCGGGCGATGGAAGCCGAGATTGCGGAACTGCGCGCGCAGGCTGGGCAGTCAACCGCCGATATGCTCGACATGCTGGGCCGCATCGAGCCGCTGTCAATGCACGACAAGAAGGACCGGGAGCAGTGGTTCGAACGGCTTTGCCGGGCGCGCGCGGTACAGCAGCCACTGCCGGTGCCCGACCAGGCCGCCGTTGTGTGGCGGTCGGACCTGGTGAGAGCGGTGGCCGAGCTGATCCAGCTGCGCGCGTACCGCGACATCATCAGGGCGAAGGGCGCCCGCGAGAACGTCGGGACGCAGCCGGCCGAGGTGCTAACCGTGCCGATGGCGATTATGGAAATCAAGGTCGACCAGTTCCAGAGCGACGAATACAAACGCGGCCATCGCGATGCACGCCATGTTGCCGCTGACCTGGTGCTGGAACTTGCTGACAAGCTCGCGGCCATCGCCAAACCGGCTGCGGAGCAGCAAGGCGAGGGATCATGATCCCGGCCTACCCACTCCAGTGGCCAGCGGGCTGGCCGCGCACGCCAGTCAGCGAGCAGCGGTTTGGTCGGTTCGGCGTGAAGAGGCAGGACAAGCCCTATACCACCTTCAGCGATATCACCATCGCCGAGGCGACGAAGCGCGTGCTCACCGAGCTGGCGCGTATGGGGATCGACCGCGACGACGTCGTGATCTCGACCAACCTCGCGCTGCGGCTGGATGGCCTGCCACGCTCCGGCCAGGCCGCGCCGCGCGATGCCGGCGCCGCAGTCTACTGGCAAGCGCGGAAGGGCGAGCGCCGCGTGATGGCGATCGACCAGTATTACAAGGTCGAGGAAAACCTGGCCGCGATCGCGGCGACGCTTGACGCGATGCGCGCGATCGAGCGCCACGGCGGCGCGCAGATTCTGGACCGGGCTTTCACGGGCTTCACGGCGCTGCCCGCGCCGGCAGCGGCCAAACCGTGGCGCGAGGTGATGATTTTCGGCGAGTCGACGCCGACCGCCGACCAGCTGCGCCGCCGGTACCGCGATCTGGCCAGCACCCGGCATCCCGACCGCGCCGGCGGCAGCGACGCGGCGATGTCGGAACTGAATGTGGCGATGAGCCAGGCAAAGAAAGAACTTGGATTGGAATGAGGAGGTAACAAGGATGAGTGCAACGACT